GCGTGGTGCAGTTGGAGCCGGAGGTGCGTGACCTCCTTGCTCAGTTCCGATTCGTCGTCGCGGCTCACTTGGAGATGGCCTTGAGGAAGGCGGATTGGTTTTCGGCGATGACCATCTGGTGCTGGTTACCGAGGGTTTCGATTGCCGCGTCTGCGGCGAGCCAGCCTTTGGCGACGAGGTACTCCTTGGCTTTCGGAAGCTTGTCCGCCGGGATGAAGTGATGCCACGCGCCGTCCTTGGAACGCTGAAGGAGTCCGTGAGGGTCGGGGAGTCTGGAGGCCGGGTTAGATGCCTTCGCTCCGTCGTCGTCGATGTCCGTAGAGATGCCACAGGCGGTCTGGAGCGATTGGCGGCGGAGGTAGGTAATTGCGCTCCCGAGCTTCTGTGCGTCGCCCGGTGCGACGAAGGAGAGAGTCCCGCTGTCGTGAGACTCGCCGGACGCGTGGAGGAAGGTGGTCGTGACGCGCACCTGACCCTCCGCAGAGGACAGGGACTGATGGACGGCGAGGTTATGCTCCCGGGCCACAGCTTTGACTGTGTCCAGAATCTCCGAGAGCGAGGCGTACTTGCTCTTGAAGGCCGGATTGACCCGGTCAGCGGAGACGTTGCCGATGGCGTTGAGGAAGGCGACCAAGTCTTGGCGCGCCGTATTGGGTTGGTTGTCTTTGGGCATGGTGGTTGGTGGAAATTAGTTGATGGCCTTACGGAGACCAGCGTCAAGGATTAAGAGCGCGTCCGCCGTGGCGAGGGTGACATGGTTGTCCGGGTACAGCTCAGAGGCGCGGGCCTTCAGCTTGTTCTTCCATTGGGTTGTGGTCTGCTCGCCCTTCGTCCCGACCGGGTGGGCCTTCTGCCAGATGGGAGGGCGCACCGGATGAATCTTGAAGCCAAGGGCGACGGCGGCTCCGTAGCAGATGCCGTAGTTGAGCATCATCTTGCCGATGGCCGAGCCGGGGATGTTGCGGCCCGCGAACAACGGCGGAAGCTCGATGTAGAGTTCAACGATGTCAGACCCCTTCGCGACATTAGCGAGCAGGGTGCAAGTGTCGAAGTCGGTCGGCGGCATGCGGAGCGCGGTCGTCTTGCCGTTAAAGTTCCAAGCGATGCCTCCGTTTACGCCGGGGTCAATGGCGATGGTAAGGATGTCGTTCATTGCTGTGCCTTGAGAGTCTGAAGCTCATTACGCAAGGTCAAGGCCGAACCATCGGACAGGGAAGCCAAGGTAGTGAATCGTTCCTGCTCAATGTACAGGCGACCGACCTCAGAGAAGCGGAGGTGTGCGTGAGCCGGGTCAGCGGCGACCTCCTGCATCGCGGCGAGAAGCTTGCCGCGGGAATCCCGGGCCTTTTCGCGGTAAGTCTTTGCCTCAAAGCGCGTCGCCTTGAGGATGGTTTTGAGGTTGGCGATGCGATGTTTGTTTTCCATAAGGGTTAGGCGGAAGGGGTTTCGGTGACTGCGTAAACGAATCCCCACTTCGTCTTGAACCGGGAGACAAGTCCGCGAGCCGACAAGGACTGAAGGGTCTTTGCCGTGGACATCGGCGAGCGGAACGCCGGGCAGGAAACCGCATCAGGAGTCTCGTATCCGGCAAGCTCGACCGCGGTCGGCTTGGTTCCCCATTCCTTGATGTAGGCCGAGAGGACGGCGAGCGCGAGGGATTTGTTTTCTTCAGTCATGTTCGTTTGTGGGTTAGGTTTGGTGGAACGAAAGTAAAGTTGGCCGAAAGGGGTCTGGGTGACAAGGTTTATTTTCGGAAATCGCACGGGAGACTTTGCCGAATAGATACGACCCTTTTAGCATAATCGGTCAGGGGAAGCCCATTACGAATCGCTCCGCCCGGCCCCAGATTCCAGCATGCCGCCAGCTGGGCAGGGGAGGGGGAAAGGTAGCCCGCGCCGCGTAGCCGGGTGCGGATGACTTCAAGGTACGCACTCGCCATGTGCTTCTGGACTGCGGCATCCCGCCATGCGTTGCGCTTGTAAGTTCTGCGGCCGCATGCGGCGAGGTGCGCGTTCGCATCCTGCCAAGCTTCCGGGTGCATCTGGTACGCACCAAGCGCACGTCCACCGTCACCGACGGCGAGGTGGTTCATGCGTGACTCAACCATGCCGATTGCGGCAAGCAACCTGTCATCGGATGCCTCAAGCCCGGCACAGGCAAGAACCATGCAGAGTGCGAGTCTCATCTGAGGTTGAGCAGGATTTCATCCGGGCGGCGCGGATTGTCTTTGATGGCGTTGCCCCACTTCTTCTTGAGGTAGGCGATGCACTCGCGCTCAAGCTCAGAGGTGCGGTAGGACACAGCACCACCCTTGTTGGAGCGGTGGGCAAACTCCGCAAGGATGTTGTCAACGCGCAGGACGCGTCCGAAAGCTTCGATGTGCCGCAGGGTGTAATCGTAGTCTTCCTTGAGGCGCATCTTCTCATCGAACCGGATGTCGCACGGGAACACCAGAATCATGTCACCAACGATGAAGGCCCGGTCGCGGTAAGGTTTCTCCGGGTTGTAGAAGTAGGGGTTGGAAGTCGGGGCGACTCCGCACAGCTTGGCTCCGAACTTCTGCCCGGCAGTCAGCATGTCCCGGGCCGCAGAGATGAGCTTGACCTGTTCGGTGTCCGTTTTGCTATGGGCTTTCTTGACGCGCTTCAGGTCGTCGGACAGTTGGAGGCAGGGGAGACCAAGGGCGAACGCGGCTTCAAGTGCGGCGTTGCGGCTCTCGCACAGCTTGCCGGACTCCACGACATTCTTTGCCCCGGCGGCGCGGTACGCGTCCCCTTCTCCGGCGGCGACGAACCAAGTAGCGTCGGCGACGTGCGCGTTCATCGCCGGAACCCGGTCAGGGCGGCGCGCGCTGATGATGGAGACGAAGATGTTGTTGTTGTTCATGGGTTAGTCACGCTGGGGGCGGGAGTAGTCGTCGTCAAGCCGGATGACATCCGTAAGGTCGGGAGTGGACACTTCAAGGAGGACGCTATCCTCTGCGGCCTCGAAACGATGCATGGTCGTTGCAGGGATGTGGACGGCACGACCCGGTAGCCATTCCATCTGGCTGTCCCTTGCCCCGTAGGTAAGGATGACCCGGCCAGAGAGAAGGTAGAGCGTCTCTACCTTGCGCTCATGGTACTGAAGGGACAGTCGCTTGCCGCGGCTGACTTCAAGAAGCTTCCCGGCGTATTGGGTTTGGTCGGCGTACCAGATTTCGCGGCCCCATGGCTTGACGACAATCTTAGGTAGGTAGGTAGGGTCTGGTATGTGCATGAGGGTTAAGGGAGGAAACGCCGGGGAACCATCGACCCAACGATAGGGCCATCAGTAGGTGCGTCGTAGGAGTAGGTTATGCCTACCCAGCCGCCAGCCGCAACATAAGGTTCAAGGCGAACCTCTCGGCATCCGGCCCGGTCGTAGGCATCGGCGTACAGCTCGCACAGCTTTCGACACCGGGGGAGCGCGGTCTTGTTGGAGCAGATGTCCCCGGCCTCGATTCGGTCGTTGACCTCAGACACATCCGCCATCAGGTGGCGGAAGACGAAGTGGTGGGCCTGAGCGTTCATTGGTATTCGACGACGCAGTCTTGGCAGACCCAGAAGCTTCCGCGCATCACGGAGATGGTGGACGGGGACTTGCGGTTGTAGTAGATTGCCTTGACCTCGTAGCGTTCCCCGGCGAGGTGGTCGCCGCAACACGGGCAGGGTCGCCAAGTGAACTCGTCCCGGCTTGGGTATCCGTTTGCGTCGGTGATGGTTTCGAGACGCTCAAGGTTTCGGTGCAGGAGGTTGCTCATTGGTTGCGGAAGTAGTGGCCGGAGGATTCAAAGAAGTCATACATCAGGTCGCGAGCGTACTTGTCCCAGTCGAAGTAAAGCTCGCATGGGTGGGTGTGTCGCCCGTGCTTAGGGAGGTCGCCGAACAGGTCGGTTGCGTCCGCGACATCGTAGGCGAAGTTCTTGTCGGTCATGTGTTCGCCGTAGTAGCTGTCTTCGGCGGCTTCAAGGTCGCTCAGGGTCGGCTCGGTAATGCCAAGGTGTTCGCAGTACGCGACCATGGCTTCCGGCTTGAGGCTGATGTCCTTATGGGGATACAGCTCCGCGACGAGCGCGGTAAGGTCTTTTGATTTCTTAGGCATGGAAGTGGGTCAGCGATGGCGGCGGACGACCTTGGCTTTGACCGGGTCGGGGCCATTGATGGCGCGGTAGAGTTCCGGGCCGAAGAAGGTGACGACCGCCAGCCATCCGAAGATGACGAGGGCGGCGAGGGTGACGAGGGCTTTCATGTCGGGAAGCTTGCGAGGGTTAGTCGGTCTTGTTGTCGCGAGCGCAAGCCTCGTTCCACTTGCGGTTGGCTTCGTCCTGCGCGTGAGAGCCGGTGCCGCGGTTGGCTTCGCCGCGGTGAGCTTCGATGGTGGCGCGGTTGCGCTCCATGTCGGCGATGAGCGCGTTCGCCTCGAAGACGAGCGAGCGGAGGCGGTCGAGGGAGTTGTCGAGCGTGTCGCCCGGCATGTCGGCGAGGCGGTCGAGGCAGTTGTTCTTGACGCGGTTAGCTTCGCGAACGTAGCCGAGGGGAGCGCGGGATTTGATTTTCATTTGTATGTTTGTTGGTGGTGGTAAAGATTATGCGCCGCGCTCCTCGATGATGTAGCCGAAGTCGGAGCGGATGGCGCGGGCCAGCTCGATGAGGTCGAGGTCGCAAGCCGGGACGCGCTTGTGGTCGGCCTTGAGCGCGGCGCGGAACGCCGAGATAACCTCGACGAGCGTGTTGGGGTTGCCGCCGGCGGCGTACATCTTGGCGAGGGCGACCGCGACGATGATGGTGGTGATGCTGATGCTGTTCATTTGTGTGTTTGGTTTTATGGTTGGGTTGGGTTTGGTGGAACGAGAGTAACCTTGCCCGATGAACCGACCGGGCGAAAGGTTTATTTTCTGGTCGAGTGCGATTTATGGGTTTGGTCGATACAGTATCGGTTAAGGTCGGGATTCTGGGAGGCCCGTTTTACCCCTCTGGCAAGCCCGTGGAGTCGGCCTTACCC